GCGATCCTAATGCTGATGGTAATCCATCTATGCGCGACATTCGTGAAGCTGGTGTCGTTGTAGAACCTACTGCTGCTCCTGTTGTAGAGCCTGTTGTTGAACCTGATCTTGCCGCTGAGTTTCCAGGTGGTGGTGGTAGTCATTCTAATGTTGGTGGTAATACTACAGTTGAACAAGCTATCACTCGTATGCTTTTGCCTGCTATCATTGGTATGGGTATGGTTCCTGGTGGAATGGCTGGTGCAGCACGCAACGCTTCACAATATGTAGGACGTGCGCCATTTAGACCTGGACCAGTGCGTGATGTGCCACCTAGCAGTACTAACATACTATCAGCACCATCACGTAATACTGCACAACCACGTACTGAAACACCTGCGCCTCGTGCCGAAACACCTGCACCGCAAGCACAGCAAACACGACAAACGCAGCAAGCATCAAAGCCATCTGAGCGTGTTAGCAGTGAACGTCAAGGACAGGGATCATTGCCACGCCCTGATGCAGACTTGCGTAGGCGTATGATTGAGCGTAACACGCAGCGTTCAGAACGTAATGCAGCACGTACACGTGATGAACGCGCTGCTGGTAATAACAACAAAGGGCGTAGAGAGCGTATCGAACGTGTACCAGAAGGTGAAGTTGCACCAGCACGCAAGTCTAGCACTATTCGCTTGCCACCTTCTCGTCGTCGTGTGTCAGAAACTTCTGGCAATCGTCGTGATGCTGTGCGGGATGAACAGTAAACATGCGTCTGCCTGATCCTAATGCGCCGCTTCTAATAGGTGATGGTGTAGCAGTTATGCCTGTTACACCATTTTCACGTATTGAAGTACCTAGTAATTCAAAAGCACAGCGTTTGGTTGCGTCAACGAAGCGCAAATTGGCTGATCTGCCCGCAATACCTGAGCATTTGAATACCTTCGCTGTGCTATTAGTATATACTGCTAGTGGCCTTAGTGATAATGAAATATCATTGACACTTGGCATAACGCCTGCACAAATTGCTAAAATGCGTGAACATCGCGCTTATACACAGCTCGAAGCACACATGATTGAAGCAGTAGCTGCGCAATCTAAGACACAAGTTGCTGCAATACTTGCAGAGAAGGAAGTGCTTGCTGCTACTAAGCTAGGTGATCTCATAGATAGTGAAGATCATCGAGTAGCACTGCAAGCATCTAATAGCATACTTGATCGTCGTGGTCATACAGCAAAGCAGCCCGTTGATCCCGCGCAGGAAATGCGCGCAACATTCCGCATTGAAGTCGTTGACAAGCGGCACGATGCTACACCTATCATAGACTTGGAGATTGAGAAATGACCTTTGTACGTGATCTATCATGGCAAGGCCCTGTAACAGATTCACCGCAAGCGCCTATTAGTGATGCAGTTATGTCACCAATAGCAGAAGAAGTAGTCAATTCAATCGTACGTTCAGAACGTTACTCGTTTGATAGTGACGTTGTAGATCATAAATTGTTTGAGACTATTATTGGTGCAGGTGGTAGTATCACACAAGGTAGTGGTACGCTGACCATTGCAAGTGGTACTACTGCTGGCAGCATTACTACAGTACAAAGCCGTCAAAGTTTCTTGCTACCTGCGCGCTTAGCAGTTGGCATATCGCTTAGCGCACGACAAGCAAACCAAGAGTTTGAGATTGCATTCGTTGGTGTTGATGCTGATAATCGCGTAAATGATCGTGATATTTTAGCATGGGTGTGGGATGGTACTACTGTCACCAATGCTGAATATCGTGTTGGACAAGGGGCTGTCGCACCGATTGATAGCGCTGCGGTAACTGTGCCTACAAGCGCAAGTGCTGCATTGTTTGAAATTGATGCGATGGGTAACTACGCATCGTTTCATGCACATGTTCTTGATAGTGCGACAGGACGTTCAAACAGTTACCGTCGTGATCAGCGTATGCCTAACCCGAACGCACGATATAAGTTGCGTATGCGTTGGCGTAACATTGCTGCACCTGCTGCATCAGCAAATGCATTGATTACCTTTGTGCATGTTGAAGCATTCCGTAGGCTGCTAACTGAGATTGTTGCAGGTAACAATCCTGTGCCTGTAGCACTTCCTGGTAATACAGGCGGTGTTAATAGCCTATTCATGCAGGGCCAAACTAACCGTGGTAACACTGTTGCGGGCGCACCTGTTCGCGTAGGCGCTAACGGTGTTAGTACTATGCCCGCTAACTTAACATCAGGTCAGCAAGCAAACATGGTTGCTTCGCTTGATGAAAAGCTGATTGTACAGCAATACGCTATTCCTGACTTGTTCTGGTCATTTGTCGGTGCCGTTACAGGTTTGACTGTCGGCAGTGATACGGCAGCACGTGCTGCTGGTGCTGCTCCTGCTGGACGTAACTACGTCACAAGTTGTACTGTACAGAATAACAGTGCAACGGCTGGTGAGTTTCAGATTAAGGACGGTGCTACTGTATTGTGGCGCATATGGTGTCCGGCAAACATGGCACCTACAAACTTTAGGTTTCCTGTACCATTGCGCGGCTCAAATGCTACTGCACTAAACGTGCAAGCAGTCACAGCATCAAGTGTGATCATCGCAAGCTTGCAAGGTTATCAAGGCTACTAACCAAACATAGGAGACAACGCATGGATAGTGCTAGTGAAGAACATCTGAAAGGTGTTCATCCTGATCTAGTAAAGGTTATGCGCAAAGCGCGTGAACGTGTGGCCTTTCGTGTGTACGAAGGGCTGCGCACTATTGAAGAACAACGTGTGTTCTTTCAACGTGGTGCAACAAAGATTGATCCTGACAATCCCAAACATCCTGTTGGTCGCCATCTAACAGGTCATGCGGTAGATATTATACCGCTTGTTGCTGGTAAGGGTCGCTTTGATTGGCAGTTGTATCGTGCAGTTGCGCCAGTCATCAAACAAGTAGCGAAAGAGCTTGATATTGCCATTGTGTGGGGTGGCGATTGGAAGAAGTTTCCAGATGGCCCACACTTCGAGTTAGATCGCAACGTGTATCCATAGGAGAACAGAACAATGTGGACAGCTATTGCAGGTGGTTTGTTTCGCACATTCGGCGCAGTGCTTGCGGGCTTTCTTGTTGCTCGTGGTCAGATTGATGCGTCTGATGCTGAAACAATCGTTGGCGCGCTTGGTGCGCTTGCGGTTGCAGGTGCATCTGCTTATGACAAAGTAAAGCGCAAGTAGGAGATTGCAATGCCAAAGCAAGGTTTGTATGCTAACATTCACGCCAAGAAAGAGCGCATTGCTGCTGGTTCTGGTGAGAAGATGCGTAAGGTTGGCAGCAAAGGTGCGCCAACCAAAGCTGACTTTGTAAAGTCTGCAAAGACAGCTAAGAAGAAGTAATATGCGCAGCTACAAGGTCATATCGGGTGGTCATGCAGACCGTTTCCATCGCAGTCGTACAAAGATACGTTTGTTTGCTGGTGGCTTCGCTAATGGCAAAACGACTGGCCTTGTAGCTGAGACATTGAAGATTGCTGTAGATTATCCTGGTGCTGCTATATTGATGGCACGTGCCACATATCCAAAGTTGAATAGCACATTACGTAGAGAGTTTATCAAGTGGTGTCCTGAGAGTTGGATTAAATCATTTGATAAGTCACGTGAAAATACATGTGTCCTAAAGAATGGTACAATCATTGATTTCAGATACATTGATCAAAGCAAGGATGAAGATGGTGAAGGCACTAGCAACCTGCTATCTGCTAACTATGATTTTATTGTCATTGATCAAATTGACGATGTGCAAATCTCGCATGAGGACTTTCTGAACCTACTAGGTCGGTTACGTGGTAGTGCAGAATATGCTGGCGATGATGCCACCATGCCACGTACAGGGCCTAGACAGATTATTATGTCATGTAATCCGACACTAGGTTGGCCATACAAGCATCTAGTGAAGCCACTGTATGACTTGCGTGATGGCAGACACAATCCTGATCTGATCTGTGAAGTAGATGATGAAGGGCAGCCTGTGCTAATCAATGGCAAGCCTATACCGCTTGTTGAATTGTTTGAAGCAAGTACATATGAAAATGCACAGAATCTTGAACGTGATTACATTAAGCTACTAGAAGCCACATATCGTGGCAAGATGCGTGATAGGTATCTGCTCGGTAAATGGGTGGCCTTTGATGGTGTTGTTTATGACGAGTTTGATGATAATGTACATGTAATTCCACATGCACGTATAACCGATTACATTAACAACCTGCGTCACCAAGGAGTATGGCTGACACTGATCGAAGGCTATGACTTTGGGCTAGCATCGCCTAGCTGTTACTTGCTAGGCTTGACTGATCCTGAAGGACATATACTGATACCTGGTGGCTTCTATCAAGAGAACATGGGTATTAGACAACAAGCTAATGAGATGAAGCGGCTTCGTGCATTGCATCATCCAGAAGCCGTGTGGAGTGCACACGATCTATCATTGATGCGCATGTATGCCGATCCTGCCATATTTAGAAAGACTAATGCTGGCCGTGATATGGTTGGCCCTAGCGTAGCAGAGATGTTTGCTAGCGAGAACATCATCATGTCACGCGGCAATAACAACATTATGAATGGTATTGTCAAAGTCAAGCAGTATCTCACACCACAACACACTTTGCTTAATCCATTTACAGGATCATGGGGCAGTCCTAAGCTATTCATCAGTGATGAATTAACATGGTTCCGCGAAGAAATTGCTGCATATCGTTGGAAGCGTAATCGCAAAGATGATGCCATTGATGCGCCAGTAGATGCAAAGAACCATGCGATGGATGCATTGAAGTACATGCTATCAAAACAAGCAACACCTGCTGTTGTGCGTGTACAAAGGCCGCGTGTGTTATCAGACAAACTTCGTAGGTGGCATGAACAAGATGTGCGTGAAGCTACTGCACGTGATCATAGATATAGGATGTAAAAGATGAGTGAAACAAACATTCCTAGCGGTGTCAAAGCATTGCTTGATGAAGAAGCGCCGCTTCCTACGGTTGTTGATCAGGGTCCAATATATAAGATTGATCCTGCTAGCAAGATTGCTATCAGCAAGAATTACGGTAAGTTGTGGAAAAGTCGGCTAGATGCTGCTACGACAGCGCGTAAGCTGCATGTTGATGGCTGGAATGAAGCTATCCGCTATTACAACCATGATCAGCTATCGCACCGCACAAACACACGTGATGGGCAGAGTGGTAATCGTTACTTCTCTGCACGACGCAACACTCAGTGGTCTGAGACTGAGAACCTGGTGTACGCAAATGTGCGCGCAATTATGCCAGCATTGTACGCTAAGAACCCACAAGCAGAGTTCACTGTAGTTGATGAAAATCGCAAAGACTTTGTATCGCAGATTGAAGATTTAGTTAATGCACTTGCATCGCGCAAGGATGCACCAGGACTTAATCTAAAGATACACGCTAAGCAAGCGGTGCTATCTGCTGAATTGTGTAATCTTGGTTGGTTCGAGTTTGGCTATACGGAGCGTTCGCAATCATTGCAAGGTTTGCAGCAACAATTGTTAGATGCTGAACAGCGACTAGAGAAGGCCAAAGATACGCATGAGATACGTACCATTGAAGGAGAGTTGATGGCGCTTGACGAGTCGTTTGCATTCATCACTGCTGCTGGACCGTTTGTAAAGTATCGTGCACCGCATAGTATTGTGGTTGATGCTGATGCAACAATGCCAGACTTTAGTGATGCAAAGTATATATGGATTGAGGATTTCTATCCCACATCATACCTGAATGCGCGTTATGGTAGTAAGGATGAAGATGGTATTGTAAAAAGTCTCTATGAGCCTACGCATGTATTGCTTGCAAGTGATAAAACTGAAAGCAACATGGAAAACTTCAAGCTGTTTGAGACTGATGCAGAGGCGCATTCATACGGATATAACGACACAGCCGCATTGCAACGTGCGCATCGCACAAAGTGCTGGCGTATATGGGATAAAATCACTCGTCGCATATATCTGTATGCAGATAACAAGTGGGATTGGCCTATTTGGGTAGAAAATGATCCATATGGCCTGCCTAACTTCTATCCACTTGTGCCATTGTTCTTTAATACCACACCCATTGGTGCGTATGCGCGTAGTCCTGTGACGTATTACCTTGATCAACAGGATGCGGTCAATGAAATACATGACGAGTTTCGTAGAGCAAGGCAAGACATTCGTGAGAATGTGCTGTATGATAACAAGTTTAACAAAGAAACTGTAGAATTGTGGTTGAAGGGTCAATCACCATCAGCACATGGCGTAGAAGTACCTGATGGACGGTCACTTAAAGACATGATCCTTGAGAAGCCTAATGCAATGCTCAAAGCATTGCAGCTATTCGATCCTCAACGTAGCTTACAAGCCATTGACCGTGTTAGTGGTGTGAGTGATGTGCTGCGAAATGCGCAATTCAAAACTAACACAACCAATCGTGCTATTGAAAATTACAACAGTAGCACTGCGATGCGTCTTGATGAAAAGATTGACGCAATTGAGGATGCACTAGGCACAGTATTCTATGGTATCGGCTTCTTGTGTGCGCAGTTTATGTCACAGGAAGAAGTAGCGTCCGTGCTTGGTGAGAAGCGTAGCAAAGGCTGGCAAACATTTGATGCAGAAACGCTACGTAAGATGTTTGGTTGTCAGTCAGTTGGTGGCTCTGCACAAAAACCAACAAGTGCTGCAAAGAAACAGCAAGCTATTGAGATGGGTAAGCTGCTATCACAGATGGCACAGTTTGCTCCAAGTGTTGTACTTGAAACAACGCTTACTATGTTTGAAGAAGCGTTTGATGAATTGGAATTGCCAGATAATTGGGCGGATCGTATGAAGCAAGAAGCGCAAGCTGCATTGCAGAAGGGTCGCACTGATAATGCTGGCAGACCTGGTAGTAGTAGTGGTGGTGGTGGTGCTCCTGCATTGCAAGAATTAGCTGCAATAATTGACTCACTGCCACCACAAGCTAAGCAGGCACTAGGCACTGCATTAGCACGTGGAGTACCAGTCGCAGAAGCATTGCCGGAAGTACTGCGAATGGTTAGCAACAACAATCCGGCGCAACAGCAAAGGACAATGCAATGAGTGGTTCTAGGATCGAAGATAAAATTGACTCCATGTTTGGCACAAAGCCAGAGGATGAAGCCAATGAGCAAGATACACAACAGACCATTGAAGGTGAAGCAGAGGAAACTACACAGCAAAGTGATGAAAGCAAGGAACGTGCATCAGCACCGAATGACGGAAGCAATAGCCAACGCACTCCGGCACAGCATAGCAAAGAACACAAGCAGGGAGGGCAAGACACGCAAGGCAACCAGTCACCGCGCGGTCGTTTGCCTGCCAACAATGCAGGAGACTTAGTTGATCCTGTATCTGGTGCAGTAATTGCAAAGGCTGGCAATGAGCGTCGCTTCTTTGAAGCAGCGCGCACATATCGCACACAAGTTGAATCGCTTAACACTGATCTTGTACGCGCACAAGCAGAAGTGCAAGCATATCGTGAAGCTGCGTCATTGCCACGTGAATTAGGATTGAACAATGCAGAGGTATCTAATGCATTGCAATTCTTTAAGCACTGGAAAGAAAATCCCGTCGAAGCGGTCAAAACTATCTTGACAGAGTTCCGGGCAATGGGCTATGCTAGTGAGGAATTGGGCGGCACGGTTGACATGGCGGCTATCCGCCGTATGATCGAAGAAACCGTATCCCCATTCAAACAAGACCGTGAAGCTGCTACACGTGAAGCAGAAGCAGCAGCGAATGTTGATAGAGAATTAAACGCGCTATATACTGCTATGCCGTGGGCGCGTAATCAGCAAGCAGAGATTATATCACTGCTAAATGCTGATCAGACCCTCACACTGCGTGAGGCAGCATTGCATGTGCAAGCATTTGCACTGCAACGTGGATTAGACCTGAATACATCTGTGCGAAATCAGATGCAATCAGCGCCACAAGGCCGGCAACAACCACGTGCTAACAATGCACGTATGCCTGCTCCATCCATGACCGGCAACGTGCCCAATGCACCGCGCCGTGCTGCCCCTGAGAACCATACAGCATCATCACGTGATATTGTTAAATCAGTCATGCGTGATGCTGGTTTCAACGTAGATAACCTGTGAGGACAACATGATCAACAGTCAATTTGCAGCGGGTGGTACGCTTGATACTATGATCCACTCGTTGCTTGATAGGTCGCGGCGCAAACTTATCATGGCCTCTATTAAGTCTAATGCACTTGTTGCATGGGCTATGGCTAATGATAAGGTGGAGTTGGAGAATGGTGGCGCGAACATCACTAATCCACTTACGCTTGGACGCAATTCAAACGTAGCATCGTATCAATACTACGATGAAGTGCCTGTCAACGAAACCAGTGAGTTCACTACGATTGGCTATGGCTGGTCGCGTGTTGCTGGTACGTTGATTGTGTCTGATCAAGAGGTTGATGAAAACACTGGTGATGCTGCTCTGTTCAAAATCTTGACTGAGAAGCTGAATGTGTTGGAAATGTCAATCAAAGAGAAGTTTAGTGAGTATCTGTACGGTGCTGGCACTGGTACTGATCCTCTTGGACTTGCTGCTTTGATCCCCGATGATCCGACTACAGGAACACTTGGTGGCTTGTCGCGCGCAGTAGAGCAACAGTGGCGCACGTCTGCATATCAATTTGCTGGTGCGCTTGATCCTACAAACATCGAAGAAGCGTTTGATGATGTTCTGCTTGACTTGAAGCTGAAAAGCGACAAGCCAGATGTGATCATTATTGGGCGTAACATCCTTCGCATGTATCGTCAAGCGGTGCGTGACAAAGTGACGATCACGCTTGATCAGTCTAGCAAAGGCAAGGGCATGTATGACCTTGGCTTTGAAGGCGTTACGCACAATGGCATTCCAATGCTGTATGATGAAGATTGCGGTGTCAACCGTGCATACTTTATCAATAGCACGTACCTTCGTGCGCACATCCTCAAGGGTGTGAATATGCGTACTAAGGACTTGGTTGCGCCTTGGACTGTTGACGCGATTGGTAAGCGTATTGTGTGGCAGGGTAACTTCTGTAATTGGAAGTGCTTCCGTACACACGCAGTTCTTCGTAACGGTACAACGGGGTAATATCATGGCACAACGTAGAGCAAAGCGCTTTCAGATTGAAGTACTGCATGATCGTGAAGTACTTCATACTGTGTACAAGCGTAACAAAGATAAAGATGTGACTGAAATCGAAGATGAAGATGGCGAGATGATCGCTAATCCAAACTTCGGTAAGTCATTCATCGAAGTCAAAGAACCAGAAATTGTGTCGGAAAGTTACATGGTGTACTTTCCACATGGACATAGTGTATGGTTCCGCACTAAAGGAGACATGGCACGTGCTGGCATTGTTGAGAGCGAAAACTTTGAGATTGATCTCAACACTGGTTTGCCAATTGAAATCGAACGTATGCTCGATCTCAAACAGCACGTGATCAAAAACACTCGTGATGTTCGTGTGACAAGGAGGGCCTAACACATGCCGCGTCGTATTGCTACTTTTCATCCTCAGCGTGTTCGTATGAATGTGCGTCGAAAGGCGTACACTTCCGGCATTGAAGGTGATGATCTGATCACTGCTGAGTTTGGTGCACCACTTGCTGCGAACAACACTGCATTTCTTTCCGCACAAAGTATTGCGTCTGCTGGTAATACCAGCGTATTCAATGCCGCATATGTTGCGAGTGAAGCGCAGATGGGCAAGTGGGGTCGCGGCATTCGTGTCGTTGCTTCTGGTGCTGCAACATCGCAGGTAACAATCACTGGCCGCGACTATCTTGGTCAGCGTATGCAAGAAGTGCTTACGCTTAACGGCGCTACGGCAGTGCTTGGTGTGAAAGCATTCCGTTACATTGACAACATTGCGTGGGGCGCTACTGCTGCCGTCACCATTGATGTTGGTTTCACTAACTTGATGGGCTTGCCTGAAAAGGGTAAGGCTATGGTTAATGAAATCAAGAACAACGCTGCTAGTGCAAACGCTGGTACGTTCGTTGCTGGTCTTGCTAATGCAACGACTCCTACTGGTACGAACGCAGATGTGCGTGGCACGTACCTGCCTGTCACCGTCCTTCCTGATGGTACAAACACGTTTGAAGTTCGGTATGTTGCCGATACTTCGAACCTACACGGTAATGCACAGTTTGCTGCATAACGTGTAGCCTTTGCTGTAGCTGCTAACTTGGCCTGTCAGTGCTACAATCACTGGCAGGCTCTTTTCAGCAAGGACTGTGTAATGGCATTTCTTTCGTATGCTTCGCTCATACAAGCAACAATACGTGCTTTGCGAATGGTTGCTGGCCCTAGCACTCAGCTATACGCAGAGGATGCTATTGGTGACAAAGTGCGTGAAGTGTATGAAACTGTGCGCATGGAACGCTGGTGGGATCATCTAATGCGATGGGAAAACCATCAGTTAGATGGCACCACCGGCAAAATTGTTGGCACTATTGCTAACGCATCACAAGGTTGGCAAGACGTACAATTTGTGTACTATGGTGTAAATCCGCGCCCCATGGATCAGTTATCCATGATTGAAAATCCTTATCGCATAAATGGTACTACGCCACGTTTCATTGAACCATTGAATGTTGTTGATGATCCTGAACGCAACAAGCTGTTTCGTATTTGGCCACTTACGTCTGTAACAACGGTGGATAAACCTATACGTGTGCGTGTGCGTGTTGATCCGCCTGATCTATTTACTGTGCCATCAGTAGTTGTACCCTTTGATGAATGGGTGCTAATCAATGGTGCTGCATTTAAGTATTCAGCAACCGATGCAGCAAATGCTGCGCAAACTGCTGAACACCAAGCAGCATTTGAAACACGATTGGCGCAAATAATTCGCCGCTTTGATAGCGCAGTCATTGTGCTTGATCCGCGCAGGACTAATCCAAACGGTATTGATGAATGGTGGGAGACACGATAATGCGCCTAATACGTGCTAATCGTAATCCATCATTGCGTGTTACTCGACAAATACCTAATGTCGAGAAGATGCGCATTAGAGAGGCTAGAGAGTTTAAGGGTGGATTGAATACGTTCGACACGCCTCTTAACTTATCTACACGCTTCATTGTCGAGTGCCGTAATCTGTATCCAGATACTAATGGCCGACTGCGCTTGCGCTATGGCACATCAGTGTTTGCTGATGTAACAGGTGTACTTGATGAAATCATTGCAATGGAGTACTATAATACTGCAATTATCGCAGTAGGTAAAAATGGTAAGATTGTAAGCATCAATGCATCTGGCGTTGTGACACTGCGTTGGGATGATACCATTGCAGATAATAGTGTAGCGCCTAGTGGAAACAATTCACCTACTGGTTGGTCTAACAATCTAACATTTGTTAGCTTTACCCAATTTGCTGGTGATCTAATCATCTGCAATGGTGTTGATAAACCATTGCGTATGCAGCCTAACTACGCTTGTACATATTTGTATGATGCAGGTACTGGTAGCAACGTGAATGTGCCTATTGCCAAGTTCTGTGCTACATGCAACAATTACTTAATCCTATGCACCACGCCCACTGACAAGACAACGCTGTACATCGGTATGAAGGCCGTTGCAGGCACGTTTGTTGGTGATCCAGGTGTTGATAATGACGCAGTTAATTTCATAACAAACACGTATATCAATCGCGGTAGCCCTGACATTACTGGAATTGCTGCATTTCGTGATACTCTAATAGTATCATTTAGCGAAACATTGCTTGCTATTAAACTAGGTGTATATGATACAGAAACTACGCCAAACCATATTCCTGATGTGGAAGATGTAATCGAAAATCATGGGAGTATCAGTCACCGCTGCTTAGTGCCTCTTGGTGATGACATTTTGCTGCTTGATCAGGCTGGCATGGCCGGAGTACAACGTGCCGCACTGACTGCTAAGCTGTCACCTACACGAGAAAGCACCTTAATCGGCACAGACCTACAACAAGCACTCGCCCCATTTACACAAGCACAGCTAGAGCAGCATGTGTTTGCTATCCATGATCGCATTGCGCAGCATATCATGTTCTTCGTGCCCAAGAGCGACACAGTAGCAGTGAACACAGATAACAATGTGTTCGTGTATTGCTTTGATCGTGCGCAGAAGTTTAATGCGTGGGCGTATTTCGATCAGATGGCGTATCGTTGTGGTTGTCGTACAACAGAAGGACGCATCTTCCTTGCACAAGGTGTGAAGGTGTTCTTCTATCACAATCAGTACAATCCATTGTACAATGACTATTCTATTGGCGGCACACAGCCATGGGATACTGGTCAGCTATGGGATGATAACACTGGTTGGGAAGAATTGTCTAATGCTGTAGGTGTACCAATACCATATACATTTGCTACACCATGGTCAGATATGCGTTCGACAGGGCTATTGAAGTATTCAAAATATGCATCAGTGATTTGTGAAGGCAATGGCACATTCTCTCTGCAAATGTTCATTGATGATTTCTTGCAGCCAGAATTGTCAATGCCGTTTCAAATGACTGAAATACCTGCTGGTGTTGATGTTGCAGCACGTCCAGCAAACAATGCGCAGCTATATGCATGGCCAGCTAAGTTTAATTCAATGCGTATGCGTATAACTGGCGAAAGCAACGCTTACATTGCATTTGTAGCCTTGCAAATGTATTACATAACCGGCTCCATCAGGAGATAACAATGGTAAGTAACATCAATCCTGATTTCATTACTACAGCGCCAGTTTCTAAGTCTGGTCTGAAAGCGCAGCTAGAGTTTGCGAAGAATGAAATCAGTGCGCTGCAAGCGAACATTGGCACCATTGGAGTGTACTTTACGCAAGTAGGTACAGGCGCTGAGCAGCGTTCATGGTCTAACAAGATGGCTGAGTTAGGCTTGTATGCTGGTGACTTTGGAGCAGACTTCACTGGCGTTACTGATGCGCAAGCTGATTTGCAAAATCTGTTCAATGCTGCTGCATCGCAGGGAAAGTTGGCTATTATACCTGATGGCGTGTATCGTGTCAATTCACCATTGACGCTACCTGCTGCCGCTGCGGGCTTAATCATGCGCGGAAAGATTGTGTATTATGGTACAGGTGTTGCCTTGACCATTGGCAGCGCTAATAACACATCACGTGTGCAGTATAAGTGGTTTGACGGTATCCACATCGAGAACAATGCAACAACTGATTGGAGTAGCGAGTCTGACATTGGTGTGTTGGCACGTAACTGTGATAACTGTTACATAAACATTCGTCGCATCAAAGGTTTTACTATTGGCTTGCGTACACTAGGTGCTGCTGCTGGCACTACTTCTGGCTTAGCACACGGCTTTGAAGATAACTTGCTGTTCATTGGTCAGATTGTTGATTGTCGTTATGGTATAGACATTCGCACTGATGGCGAAGGCTCGTGGAATAATGCTAATCGTTACTTCGGCGGTCACTTTGCAAATAGTAGCAGCACTAATGTGTCGCTATCACGCTTTGGTGTGCGGCTATCACGTGCAGATATTCTAAGCTATGACTTGCATAATCAGCATGTATTTTACGCGCCATCGTTTGAATTGCAGCGCCGTAATAGCGATGGCAGTAACTATCGTGATGCTATTCCGTTCCTTGTTGAAGTAGCTGGTCGTGGCATTGTTGCGCATGACATGCGCATGGAAGCCTGCACAAACTTCACAGCACGTCACATGGCTAATGCACAAGACTGCTTCTATGATGTTGCATATGTTGGATCATGGGGTTACAATCTGAGCGTTGACTATGATGCAGCAGTAACACGTGCTGGCGGTACTGTACGTGTCATGCATCAAATGGGTGGTGTTGAAGAAACACAACGTCTTGTTGCTGATGTTCCATCTGTGCGTGAAGCTGCATACTTCGATGAAGAAATTGAAGTTGGTGGCAAAGCCTTTGAAAAGTTAGCCATTCTATTTGGTACTGCTGCTGGTGCTACACTAGATGCTATGGTGCTGACTGGTGGACGTGATGCATTTGAATTAACCACTAATGATGTTGGTGTTAATGGTGCATATGCATTAGGCTTCATTGTTGACTGTTCATCCTGCAAAGAGTTCTCTTTAGCAGTTGGTGGCAGCAATATGCAGATGGTTGTCGCACAGTGGGATGGATCACAGAATGAATTAGGTAGCCTAGTGCCTGTGCGCTTTGCTGGCATGAGTTGTGTGTACAATGCAACAGCGCGCTGGTGGGCGGCGGGCACTAACTTTGATGCTACAACGCCAGTAACCAATGAAACAGCACAGCGCTATTATGAGCATCAGCGTATTACATTACATCCTAGTGCACAGTTTGCATTCATTGGTGTGCTTGGTGAAGGCGCTTCTCCGATCACTGGCAGGCTTAAAGCGTTACGCCTGTATGTGCCTGCACGTGCGCAAACGCCTCGTGTACTGTTTGGTGGGCAATATAAGTGGGGATCACGTGTAAAAGAGTTTCTGATTAACTATCCTAGTGGCATATCACAAGGACCAAGTAGTTATAGTGTTGTTACACACACTGTAGCAGGGATGCGTCAAGGTGATCAGGTGCAGGTATCGTATGATCCTGGTACTGGATTTCATAATGGTGGACTAATACTTCATGCTCTAGCTGGCATGGGGACAGGCTCAGCTAACACACTAGCAGTTGTGCAACAAAACATAAGCGCAGGGACAATCAATTCTGCGGCAGGTAATTTGTATGTGCGTTGGACAAGAAGGAGTGCATAGCGTGGACAACCTCACATTCATAAATCGTGTTGCTGAGAGTAGTCCAGTAATCATTGCGATCATGTTAGCGGGCTATATTGCCTGCTGGCATGTGCTGCAATCATTGCTGCGGCGCTTAGATAGAAAAGATGCACAATTGCTTGAATTAAACAATGAAATGCTGACCGCGGTAGCTGCGGTAACTAAAGCAGTAGAGCGTTTGACAGACTCAATACTGTATCGTAACTCAAATACACTGCTCGGTAATAGGTTCAGCAAAAATAATGATGATGAATTGTGAGAAATGGGCTTGACAAGTGCCGATTTGGGGCTATAATAGCCCAAAAGGGCTTGGACAGGCAGCATGACGATACGTATCCGCACTTACAAGCATCACAATGACTATGCGCGGGTACTAATGCTAGCTGAATTGATGCATAGTGAGAGTAAATATACGCATAAACCGTTCATGCGTGAAAATGTGTACGAGTTTTTGGAAGGAATTGATAATAATACGCTGATTGGTTACATTGCTGAGCATGATCAGCGTGGTATTGTTGGTTTTATATGCTTAACACAGATGCCATACATATTTACTGGTGGTTTCTTTGTACATGACCTGGCATTTTACATAATGCCAGAGATGCGTCACACCTTAGCGTTTGCTGCGCTGCTTCGTGCTGCGGAAAGCTATGCAAAGAGTGCTGGTGCAGATGCAGTTATGCTTGGTATAACTGCTCCACATGATGTTACTAAGGCGGCACGTGCTTATAGTAAGCGCGGCTATCAGACATTCGGTGTATTCATGCGCAAGGAGATAGTGACATGAGTTTTGGCGGCGGATATAGGCCACCCCCTGATAATTCACTGCAATTGCAACGTGAGCAGTATGCACGTGAAGATGCAAATCGTGAAGCAGAGCGTCAACGTCAAGAGCAAGAAACTGCTAGGCGTCGTGACGAGTTTAACACTGCGCTTAGCACAGCAGAAACAGCTTATCGCACTGATGCAGCAGAGCGTCTAACTGCACGAGGACTTGATCCCACCACATACAACTATCTCATTGATGATGCAATTGCTGATGGCCGTCGTGCGACGCCAAGCCTTGATGCAAATCCATCACAATACTTTACTAACTCACTACTAGACAATGCAATCAGTAATGCTGAACGTGATCAGCGCGCAAACTTCACGCAACAAACTAATCGTGCATTTGTTGATAACTTTGAGCGTGGATTGTTTCAAGATACTGCTGATGATCCATACATTGACGCAATACTTGGTAATCAGCGCACTGAGGCTCTGCAATCACTCGATTTATCACGTAGTCGTGGTAGCCTTGATCAAATAGGCTATGATGCTGCACTAGCACGGCTTGATGAAATGGAACGTGCGGCACGTAGTACAGCTAACAATCTTGGTGGCGGCATTATCCAGGGCTATCGTAGCCAGGTTGGCGATATAGGCGATCGTGCAAGAGAAGCGGCAGGTGGATACACGCTTGGCAGCGATTTCAACCTAAGCGGCTATCAAACAGAATTGTCAGACTTGACCGGACAATTGCGTAACTCACTGGAAGGTGATATTTATTCTGCGCTTGCTGGTCAACAATTCTTTGATCTTGGCGATATTCTGACACGTGGCGGCAGTGCGCAAGGGCCGGTAAATCCTAACTCATTGCCAGCATTTATGGAAGAACGTGAACGTGTTCGCAATGCAGAACGCGGCGTTGGCGGCAGTGGAACATTCTGATAGGTATGTGACATGGACCCCTTTACTTTAGCAATGCTTGTGTCTGCTGGCGCTAGTGCGGCAGGCGTAGGCTTAGGTGCAGTTAATGCTAGTCAAGCACAGCAAGCGGCTAACGCGCAGAATGATCTTGCGTTGCGACAATTCTATGCTAATCGTAGAATTGCGCAGTTGCAGGAAGAAATGGCACGTGCTGGCACACGCAATGCACGTGGTGATGTGACTGAGTATATACCTGGCGTTGGTTGGGTAGAACGTCCAAGTGAAACGACACGTGCTGCCATCGCTGCATCTGATCAAGAGCAGCGGCTGCGTCTAACGCAAGATATGCCACGTGCGCGTATGCTGCGTGTAGCTAATTTTGGCCGTCAATTGGCTGAAGGTAACATGGCTGATAGCATACTTGCTGGTATGAAAACCGGCTCACAGAGTGTGCAAGATTTACGGGGAGCATTGATCCGTGCAGGAGCAGCCAAAGCTACTAGTGGTGCTGATGATATGCGTAAGCGTATCGGTCTTGTATCACTTCGCAGCGGTACTGGTGGTCAAGAAGCACTTGCTAAATTAGGCCGCAATAGCCTCGCAGACACACGCACTGCGATTGCAGAAGCTGATTTAGAGGCGCCTAACGAATATGTAGCACGTCGAGGACAGCGTGTTAATTCACGCCTTAATCAATATGGCGCACTAGCTGCACGTGCATCTGCACCAGATGGTGTACCATTCACACCTACTGTACTTGATGAAAGCCTTAATAGCACACTGCGTAGCCGTGCTAATATGGCGCCGCAAGCATTAGGTAGTGCTATGGGACTTGATGGACCAAATGTACGCTATGCTGAGGATCGTACACCAGTTGCGCTAGATAGCCTTGGGCAGTATCTGCAAGGGCTTACCCGCATGGCAGAGCGCGAAGGTTGGCGCAATCGTGGCGCATATAACAACAATCCTGCATCGCTTACATTCAGTAATGTAAATCGTCCAGTATCATATAATGAGGCATGGGCGTCTAATAACTATATGATGTGAGGCACACACAATGGCACGTTATAGTTTAACCGTTGTAAGGCCGACACGACTTGGCAGGCTTAGTGCACCAGGTGGTGATGAATTGCGCAATGCAATGGCTGGTGAGCAAGCACTAACGCAGGCTATGTCACAGCCTGGGGCCAGTCAAATGATTGGTCATCGCTTTCTTGCTGAGCAAAAAGCATTGGATGCGAAGCGTGATTACACACTTGCCACAGAGCAGCATAACCAAACACTTGCTGACATGCGTGAAGAAGATCGTCGCCGTGCATTAGAGGATCAAGCAACACGTAATAGACAAGCATTGCTGACTGCTGGCATCAATAATCCTGCTGGATTGTCTGCACTAAATGCGCCTGAATTAGAAGGTCTGCTTGATCCTAATGCGCGTGAAATGTATCGCAGCTTGTTGCGTGAAAATGTTGCTGCTGCTGGTCGTAGGTATTCGTTGCGTCCAGAAGGCAATAATACCGAAGTCAATCCTAATACGGCAGCAAACATTGAACAACGTGACAATGCATTGATTGATAGAAGCATTACTGCGGCAAGGTCTAACCTAACACGCCAAGAAGCGACTATTATGGGCGATGCTACTCGCAGATTGCAAACTGAGTTTAATCAAGCACGGCGAGAAGCAATCATTCGAGAGCGTGATGCGGCGCTTGCTACTGCAAGACAACGCACTAATGAAATCATAACTGGACTTGAAGCACGTAGGTCTGGCCGGGGTGGTAATGCATCACCACAAGGTAATGCTGCACAACCGACACAACCTGAACGTACCACACTTGCGACAGAAGAAGGCAATGATCCTCGTGCAGCTATGATTGAGTCAGCACGTAGGCACCTTGCTAATCCTAGCACTACACCACAACAACGTGAAGCAATTCGCCAACGACTGCGCAGCAATGGCATTGACCCGGATACAATGCAATGAGTGGTACTGATCCCTTTGCTGACATTGTAGCTGCACCGCAAGCTGCTGATCCATTTGCTGACATTGTACAGTCACCGCGTCGTGCAGCTAATGGTGGCATCATTCGCAACATTCCTGGTGTTAGCCTTGCAATGGATATTGCACGTGGCTTTACTGGTGCTGTGCCAGATATTGCTGGCCTTGCTGGTTATTTAAGTGGCAGTCAGGGACTCACTAATTGGAGTCGTGATGCTAATGCATTCTTAGACAGAAACATCATGCCTCGTGCTGAGTTTAAGGATGATCCAGTACGTGCGTTAGTGCAAACTGCTGGACCAGCATTGATTCCCCTTGGTGGTCCTGTAGCTACTACTGCAAGCACTGCTAATCGCATCGTGCGTATGTTGCCAACAAGATTACAGCAAACTCCTGGTGTAGCTAGTACGATTGGCGGTGCGGTTCGTGTAGGTGAGATTGCGCTGCCTGGTTCGGCACCATACAATGCTGGTAACATTGCATTAAACGCTGCGGCTGGTGCAGGCTTGTCATACGGCGCAGAGCAATTAGCTGATGCCGCTGATGAAGCGCGACTTGCGCGCATCAATCCGCCACGTACTACATCTGCTGTAATACCAGCACCACCTGCTGACCCATTCAATGACATTGTGCCGCCTGGGCAAAGGTCATGGTATGAGACTGCGCAAGATGTGTTGCCATGGGTTGTGGGTGGATTAGCTGTTCTCAGTGTTGGTGCTGCTGCTAGGTATCAACAACGCTTTACACAGCGTCAGCTTGATGCTGCTAATCAATCTGCACTAACACAGCCCGGTACGCCTAGCGGTATGCAGCCTATGACTGGTGCGATTGAAGGTGTTGAGAATGGATTGTTCAATCAATATACAGTCTTGAATAATCGCATAGATGAACGTGTGCGTGATGGCGTTATCACTCGTGAAGAAGGTGATAGCATCATTGGCACAGTCATTACTCACGCCAATGAAGCTGCTAACAGCGATGTGTTTCGTGAGTTTTGGGATACTGGCCTGTTTCCTGGCGGTAGCAAAACAGAAGCACCACGTGAGGTTGCATATCGTGCATCATTGCTTCGTGGTAAGAATGTTGATCAAGTTACTAGGCGTGACGACTTCACACGTTTCAATGACATGCTTGCTGCTATGGATGAATTAGACCTTCGCAGGGCTAATGTCAATCGCACTAAGACTGTGCGTGATCCTGTTACCGGACATTACAAACAAGTACCTGATCCTGCATGGCGCACTGATCCGCTTACTGGTAAGCAAGTGCAAGGTGAGGCACGTAGATCAGCGCTGTCTGACATAGATGATGCAACACTAAAGCAACGTGTTGCTGAGGGTATGCGTTCACCAGAAGTAGTGAAGATTGTAGATGATTACCGCAAAATTAACAATGCATTGTTAGATTACGGCCAGCGTCGTGGCATATGGTCACTCAAAGAAGTGAATGATATGCGCACAATGAACCCTAATTATATGCATCGCATGATTGCTGATCTAGTGCTTGAACGTAATCAGCGCGCAGGACTTAGCCCTATTGTATCAGCGGTAGAAACTAACTCACCACTTACAAGTCGTAACCGTGCTGAGAACGCTGGCCCTGATCGTTATCAAGATGCTATGATGAATATGCAGGATGGGATTGGGCAGACACTTGACTTCATTCGTCGCAATGAAGCGCTAAAAGCTGTTGCTAATAATCTATCCAGTACGTTTCCTAGTGGTAGTGCCAAGCCTGTAACTGGCATTGGTCGCGTGCTAGTGGATCGTCCTGGTGTTAAGACTGATCCTGCATACATTGCAGTACCATTTCGTGATCATAATGGGACACGCTTTCTGCTAGAGCTTGATCCAACAATAAGCCAAGGCTTGTTGCCATATCCACGTGCATTTGTGCCTATTGCTAATGCAGCACGTATGTTAGAACAGAAAATGACTACAGGGCCTATAGGCTTTCTGCTAGGAAACTTGCAAGCACCAGCGTCGATGGCCATGGGTGCAGTAGCTGCGCTTATCAGTGCGCCATCAAACATGCGCATTGGCATTCTTGACAAGTGGATACAGAACAGCACAGGCATCAGCCCGCGCAAGCTAGGCATTGTTGATCCAACATTCTTTGCACAGGTTCTAGCTGCGCCATTGCGTGACTTGTGGGATTTGCGCGGGCAGGTAATTGGCAATGCATTGCAGCGTTCACTAGACAAGAATGGCTTTATTGCTAATCAGCTAGGACCAGTGCGCGCACAAGCAATGGCTGATGCATTTAAGCGCAGCTATGAAGCAAGTGACTTGCATCGTATGAAAAGCGAGGGGCTGATTGCGCAAGGTTTGTCCTATGCTATGGAAGGACAAGGACTGACAGGCTTTGCTGCGCAGATGCGCAATCTTGCGCAGAATAATCCTGAATATGCGAAGGTGATGAATTACGGTGGATTTGCTCCTGATATATCTAAAATACGCTCACTAGAACAGTTTCGAGAGTATGCTGCTGTACAAGGTGCGAGAATTACACCAGTTACGGCACGTCGCATATGGCAAGGCTACTCTAAGTTTCTTGATCTGGTAGCTAATGCACCACAAAGTGCTATGTATCGTGCGAATAAGGGGCGGAATGAGCGTGGGGTCATTGGCTATGCACGATCTGTAACAGGTGATCCATCGCAATATGGTAATTATCGTATTGTGCAAGGCATTTTGTCTATGGTGCCGTATGGAAACATCATGGTACAAGGTGCGCATCAGCCTGTTAAAGCATTTAAGCGTGAGCCAGCATCAATGGCAGTACGCACTGCAATGTTTGCAACAATGCTCGGCACTGCAATGCTGCAATCTGCGGTAGATAGCGATGAACGCGCTATTGCAGAAGGCAAACCACCGAAATCTGTAGCACATTTGCTAACACGTGATGGTCGTGATGCTGCTGGCGCATTTCGTTTCTACTGGAACAGTGATGATCCTGAAAGCAGCATTCGCATTCCTATAGAACAAGCATTTGCTCCGTTCTTTAGTGCTGTGTTAGGATCAATTCAGGCAGGATTTGATGTTGATAATCCTGATTTCTTCACTGAACGCTATGCACCACTGCGTGATAGCTTGCATAGGCTCATTGAAGATGGAAATGATCAACGTATGCGCGCATCAATTGGCCTAGCTGGTGCAGATGTGCCAATGCTTGGCGCAGTTGATGCTGCATCACGCATTTTGACTGGCAGCACGGTACAAGATGCAATGTCTTTTGCTACTGGACCACGTATTGCACCTGATCGCAGCGCTAAAGCGCTTGATCGTATGATGATGAACAATGATGTGAGTGATCGCTACACTGCTACAGTGTTGCAGACTGCAATGGGGTATGGTGGCGAGTCATTGCTTGATCTGTGGCGTACATTTGGCATTGTACAGCGTACAGAAGGCACAGGTGCTGCGGCTAAAGCTACGCTAGGGCAGTATGGTGCAAACATTACTGGTGGTGCGCGTATTGTAGGCCCCGCAATGTTTGGCCAAGAGCGCCGTATGCGCAGCAATGATGTTGTTGGCGAAACAATCCTAGCTATGGAGCAGAAGCTAGACACAATCACGCGCAATCTAGGGCAGATACGTGGTGGTGAGGGTACGATTGGCCCATCCACACGCTTGCGTGAACCAGAGTTTGGTGGTGGTCGTGCAGGTGTTCCAGAAGATATGCGGCCAGTGTTGTTGCAGCTTGCACAATTTAATTCACAGATTAGTAAGCTGCAACAACAACGTAAGGATAAGCTAGAAGAATTGAGAACACTGAACAGTTCACCAATTCTTCGTGCCGATCCTGGGCAGCTACGCACACGTACCAATCAGACTGCGCAAGAAGTGCGAGAGATAAATGCACAGATATATCAAGCAATGCTTAGTGTTGAAGCTGACATATCTGATGATACTGGTAGGCGAGTGCGTATTGCTGACATTGATCCAATGAAAGGCTTGGATCAGTTTCCGCGCCTTCATCGCTAAGTAGCAGTCAGCTTCTCAAGCATCAGTGTGTTTAAGTTGCGCGCTAGTATTTTGTTAGTAGCACGCCACACTGTTTTGCGTCTGCCTTGTGTAGCTACATCAAAGCGCTGAACCATTTCCATTTCATGCATGATGGCTAGCGCATACTCTAGTTCACGTGTCTTTAGGTATCTACGTGTTTTGAATAGCACATCGCTCTGACCTATACCTAACTCACCAGCTTCTAGTAGCACAGTGCGCAGTTTGTCTATGCCATTAGTCATGCGCATTGCTTCTTTATTAGCGCCGAATAAGTGTGCTGCTGATACTTTATTATGCTGGATAATCTTGATTGCATGATTGATATGATGCACATCAATCATCCAGCTTTCATCATTCGCACTCAGCAATGCTGCTAGTCGCAGTATGTGATGATCCTCTCTAGCTTCAAATGATGCTAGAAATGGATCGTTACTATCTCCATCACGCCTCTGCTCATACCAACGAACAAAGCGTGCCTTGGCCTTGTCTGTTAGATTTATGCCATGCTTTGACCAGTTATCTGCTTGCTTGCGTATATCGCACAGCGCTATTGCTAATTCATCCACATCAGTTGTCAATTCTTCTGGCCAAGCAACAAGCCGTTTGCGCCGTTCTTCGATGATGAACAAGCATCGGCTGGTAAAACCGCCTTCAATAACATCAGGATTGATCGCACGTACTAGCCAGCTAGGTGTTGATGCTGCTGCAAATGTTAAGTACACATTGCGCACCGTAGTCGTGCTAGTAGATAAGCGACTGTATTCACGCAATTCAGGACAGTCGTACAAGTCAGTGAGCAATCCTGGCATTGCAATGGCGTACTGCTCTTTGCCTAGAAATGTTACTAACTCACTGACTAATATACCGCACGAAGCGGCATTGTGTTCAATGGTCTGTAGTGCTAACTGTTCACGCAGCTTCTCTGGTGTGATATTTCCTGTGACAGTCACAGCATCTGTATGAAACCCAGCGGCACGATACACACGTTCGCACATACGAATAGCTGTTGACTTGCGTGTAGTGCCTGCTTCTGCACATAACACAATGTACAGATTGAGAAACACTGGTGCCTTTGGACGGTTCACAATCATGCGCCGCCCAATTGCATTGCTGAGAAGCCATATACCACACCAGAAGTCGTATGCTATTGGTGTTTCTAGTGGACTCATGTACTGCAAGTACTTGTCCAAGAATGTGCCTTCTTTTACGGCTTCACGATACATTTAGTTTGTCTCCGCCTGTTACATGAAGCATGTGCAAGCTGTAGATTGTTATACCGATTTGTGCCGCCTAGCGACACTGGTATGATGTGATCTATGTTTGCATCTTCATACTCCATTGCATCTCCACATAATGCGCAGTAACCGCCTTGTGCTGCAAATAGCTTCGCACGTATGTTTCTGCGATCACTGGCCTTGATATAGCGTGTTCCTTGTTTGCTGCTTGGTGATCTCTTAGGCATCAAACTTCAACTTCTTCATGTTGGACCAGCGATGCACACCTTGTTCATCTGCATAGCTGACTTTGAAATCCGCAGGAATGATCAGTGGTTCACCGTGGATGATTAGTGGGCTTTCAGCATACTTGCGCATTATAGCTGCGACACGCTGCACGTCACGCTCACGGCACATTGCAGTGAGGCTGTCGTGATTATTAAACGGTATCCGAGCATAGCGTGGCCATTTATCATCTTCTTGTGACTTATATTGTACTCCACAAACAAAGTCACCTAGTGTTGATTGTGGCTTGAATGCGATGATACTGTCTAACAAGTCCTCGTCAATGCGGCTACCTGGAAACTCCATGCGTCTGCCAAGACAAGTCCACAATGCACGATGCTTGTACACTTCATCAATGATAACTTTCCACCATATCTTTAGTTCTGGTGTTGCCCGATGATAAGCTGCATAGGCAAGTTCAGCTTCTTTAATGGACAGTCCTGTTGTGGCAGCGAGTCTTGCAGCTTGCATTCGGTAATTAAGCCCATGTCTGCATCGCTTGCTGATTGCTCTAAGTGAAAGGCTGCCGATAGGGTGTTCTGGTGTTGCGTTGGTTTTATCGTAATAGTCAAACTTAGGGACAGCATCATATGGCACTTTGAACATCTCACTGGCAAGTGCGATGTGAGCATCGTAGCTTCCTGGGTTAAGTCTTGCACGTTCAAACTGCTCCTTCCATTTGATGATCTTCGCTTCCCACCCGACAATACGGGCTTCTGCTTGCGCACCATCGAAGTACACATAGACAAGTTGTTCTTCTCTGGTGCGTCTGATTGCTGCTGTTTGCATGATCTTATCTCCTTGCGCGTTCTGCTTGTCTATATCGCACAATGCGTCGGCGTATTTCATCAACCAGGTCTGAGTAGTAATCTTCCAGCCACATTATATTGGGATTATTGTGTTGTGCGCTGAGCACAATCAATGCATCCCAATGTCTGTCTAAGTCTTTGAGAGCATCTGCTAGTTGGTCGTTTGTAAGTGATGCTGGCTTAGGCATCCGAAAGCCTGGGATCATACTAAGGCAACCCCTTTGCATACTCTATCATATCTTCATATGACATTCCTCTGTATGCAGATGACTGCTCCATGTACGCAATCATGCGTTCCTCGGCTAACTCACGTGATTTGCTACGTGCTTTGATCTTCACCCATTCTGTGTGAATGTCCAGGCCGCGCTCACTAGCCGTTGTGTATGGTGTGAGAGGAATAATGTGTGACTTCTGCTTAATCATCGAACATCATCCTATCTGCTATGAACATGCCTCTCAGCATTTCAGGTTGGTTCTGTAGGTTCATGCCGCTACCCCACAATGTGTGGCTACTAGACAAACGGCCAGGCACAAACTGTGTTCCATACTGCTTGTAATCACTACGCATACGATTGTCTGGATCAATCTCTGCGGTGATGTATGTGCTGTATAGTTTATGCTGCTCCTTGTATTTATTAAGCAGGATTAGCATGTGCCTAGCCGCATCACTAGTATGCGGGTTCTCAATCATTACAAGCCTGTTAGCTTCATCAGTGCTTGCAGTCTTACCACGTAAGCGTAGTTGTTCAAAGAACAGCTTACCAAGCTGTTGTGGTGAGTTTGGATTTGGATTGATCGTGTCATCACCAGTAGCAATGCGTGCTGCGGCAACAAACTCTGCACTCAGTTTGTCAACACTCGTACCAAACTCCATTTCTAATTGTTTGCGCATTGCAATGTCAACACGATTGCCTAGCACCGTAGAGGCAATTAGATGTGGCTGTAGTCGCATCACATGATTGCGGTAGAAATCCCACAATTTCTGTGATGCTAACTCTTTCTCAATCCTACGCGCCACTTCCCAAGTAATGCACACATCTTTGACGTTGTATATCCAGAAGTCGGCAATGTTACCACCCTCTTTCCAGTCACTTTTCTCATTCTTATAGAATGGATGTGTGGTGTACTGTGCAGTGAGAAAGCCAAGATTGTGTGGCCATGTGGGATGCAGCGTGTGATGTGCAAGTAGTGTGTCAATCCACAACGGCTTTGCCTTGATACGATCTTTATACCAAAGCCACGCACTATCGAAGCATCCATTTTGCGCCACAAGTTGAACACTTGCATGGCGGAGGACTCGCTGTATTGCGCGCCTAACTTGTGCTTCTTCAGCCACTGTCCAACGATTGTTTGATAAGCCACGGAAGTTGATGCACATGCCCTCATGTGCGTCATTTGCAAAGCCGATACACGCGGTTTCATTTGCGATTACCTCAATGTCAAATGATACTGGCTTACCTTCTTGTATCATACGATCACACCACTGCACTGCTTCATTCGGTGATGGATCGTAGATAGGTGTGACATTATACTCACGCCACACACCGCGCCGAACCATATCTAGCTTGCTTATGTCTAAGCGGAATATGGGTTCTAATGATGGCTTACGTAAGATGTTTGCAGGATTGTGTGCGATGATAAAGTCACGTTCTCCATCACCAACTACACTGCCACGCCATTGATCAATGCCACTCTGTCCTACAATAGCCTGCAATGCAATGTCACCAAGCACCAATATGTGCTTGAGGTTAGGTAGCTGTGACAATTCCCATTTCAGCAATGCAGTCCAATGTGCTAACTCATTACGCGCAATGCCCTTCTTACCGCCGTCACCCCATTGGTGACTGCCGCCACCTTTGCTATCTATCAGTTGTCGCTTCACTACATTGGTAATGTAGAAGTGTTGTCGGTGCAAACCAAAGCCCTTCAACACATCCCATAGAAAGCGGCCTGATCCACCTACTAACGGTACTTTTAGTTGTGTTTCCCTAAACCCAGGTGCTTCACAAACAATAGCAATAGTGCTGCCGAAATTACCGTCAGCAAGGCAATCCGTAGTAAGCTGAGCAGCTTGTGCTTTACGTATGAACTCACGGTTCAATTCTCCTACAGACTCAACCATATCTTCACTGTCTCCTCGATCTGTTCACGGAAGTACGTTGTGCTGCCTGAGTTTGTTATGTCAATAGTGCCGCGTATGTCTGGCAAGTCAATGTAGCTACGGCTATCACCTTCAAATGTTTTGCCAGGACGATGCAGCCGCACCAACAACACATTAGACACACCAAAGTATGGCAACAACGGAGCAGCTTCATAGTCAAAGCCACTATCACTGCATACGAATAGCTTGCTTGGCGATGCTTGTATCTCTCGCAACGCTAGCTTACCAAACACACGCATACCAAACTTATCTTTGGCCCAATACTCAGACATGCTGATCTGTACATCAACATAGCTGTTGCCAAACAGCAATTCATCTGGCTCAGTTTTCTTGCTTTCAAGATACGCAACCTGCGCATCGGTTAGATTGAAGAAGGCTTTGATACCATCCTTCAATGGGCGGCTCATTTTGAACCGCATTGTATCAGGGAATACAGACCAAACATGATCTGCTGCTGTGTCTTTGCCACTGTGACGTGGCCCATTGAACAGGATTAGCTTGCGAGTATTCATTGCATCATTCTCCAAACACACGTGGTTCTTTGATGGTTACTGACAATGACAAGCCCTTTGTATCAGCAATCAGTGTGACATGCTCACGCGCACGAGTGATTGCTGTGTAAAGGTTCTTGCGATTAAGCAGTGTGTGATGGGATTTGTTCACTACATAAATCACATGCTTGTACTCACTGCCCTGTGCTTTGTGTGTGGTGAGTGCGTATGCTAGATACAGGTCATTCTGTGGATAACCAATGCGCACTTGATTGTCAACCACTGTCTGCACTGCTGGCGGTATAGAACATTTACGATCCTCGAAGTCAACAACAATCTCATGCAGATCAGTGACTTCAACAACCCTACCCACTTCACCATTGAACACACCAGATGTACCATTGTCACATTCTAAGTCATACCAATTCTTAGCCATAACTACTTTGTCACCAACGCCAACACGAATAGCAGGATCATACACCTTACCATTGTATGAACGGCGAGGCACATCAATAGTCTCACGATCATCTGGCATGAGTAGCATTTGCAACAATGCATTTAGCTTGTGTGTACCAACCCATGACTTGTTGCCTGGGGTAAGTATCTGATTGCGCAAGCTAGTGAAGTCTGATTTCTGCAATGCTTTGAGCCAATCAGTGTGCAGTGACTCGGCAATAACTTCAACGGGACGATCAGTGATGATCATGTCAAAGTCAGGCAAGCGCT